CGTAATTGTGTATTGCAAATCCAAGCATGCTATGATACGCTGGCCACGGACTTCTTTGCCCTGCTGGTATCACACACTCTACCCATGTTATATATCTTTCTCTCAGGAACTTCATGATCTTCCTGTAGCTTTCTTCTCGCCCTGCTGGACTGGCCACAGCAAATTCATTGAATCCTATGCTTTCATGATAGTCGCACAGGTAGTTGATCATGTCACGGAACATGCGGACCATGGCTATGTTCTTCTGCGAGCTGACCACGAAACTGAGCAACCAGATGGGCTGATGCTGTAAACGACGTATGCCAACTACCATGGCAAGGTTGCCTTTGTCGTCATAAACGCCCAACGTCCTGCGCCATTCGTGCCCTCCTACAGATTCGGGCACAAGGAACAGTTCAAACATGGAACTGCTAGGCTTCAACGCCACAGGGTAATTGTCCTTGGGGTTAGCGTATGTGGTTTCGGCTAGGGCCTTGATCTCATCCAGACTAGATAGATCTAACCATTTCATATTGTCTTGCATTTGCTGGTCCTGCCTTCTTTCATGTTCGTGATCAACTGCTTGGCGTCAAATTCGTATATGCGCGGTTCCGTGGCAAATAATAGATTGGCACACTGGTATTCCACGTCCGTCCAAACATGGAATAACTTTTCAACCCCGGTTCTCTTTGGCCTTGGTTTGAACGGATATCTGGTCAGTGTGCCATATATTTCATTCTTGCTGGACGTCCATCCCAGCTTGCCTGGGATCTGATCTGTTATCAATCGATTGACCACATAGCCTTCCATGAATGCCAGCATGGTCTCAGGATTGTATGTATAGAAATTGTTGTAGGCCGGGATTCCGGTCTTGGCAACAAACCTGCGCCATACTCCGTCTTGGTCTTCTTTCTTGAGAAACACCCAATCAAGATGCATTTCGCCTGTCTTGATAAGACGGTCCATGTCGGGGACCTTTTCCAGTTCCACTTCGTCAATGGTGATCATGGGCTGTGCAAAGTCTTCGGCGATCTTGAGCAGTATCTGTTGATAGAATGTGTAACTCTGATAATCTTTGGCGATGCGTTGCCATTCACCTGACTCATAGAAGCGCATGGGATCAAAGTCGATGGTAACAAAATCTAGATTTCTTTCCTGGCAGAAAGACACAGCCTGTATCACATCACCGCTATTGAGCTCATCCTTGAAGCGCACGATAACGGGACGGAATGGCGCACGGCTTTCCATCCAGGCATTCAGTGCTATCTCACTGTCAAGTCCTCCGGAGAAAAACACATTCATGACATCGTGCTTGCGGCTCAGTATGCGTGCGGTACGTATTAACTCGCCACGGAAAGTCAATCTAGGACGTCGGCAGAAGCCCACTGTACCAGTGGTTGATTCCCACTCGTCGGTCCGGAATATCTTGGATTGGTCGTTGCCGTACCAATACTTGATGTGATTGTCTTCCGTGAACTCAAAGTTCTCGTAGAGATTGTGCTCATTCGGATATGACATCTAGGCCCCTTATGATTTCTTCTATCAGTTCTTGATCATGCATGCCTGTTGGTTTGAGCACACACCATTGATTGACGAATCGTACCTTGAGCGGTCTCGGTATCACCACACAATCGTTCCACCAATCACTCCACACGCTGGCTACACCAGCTGCTTTGCCGGATGTCTTGCGACGTATGCCTTCATAGATCCAACGATTGTAATCGTTGAATGTCAGCAGCATACCAGCCATGTTGTTGTTCTTGGTCCACTCTAGGTTTGATTCCAGCAACATGTTGGATATCACGTTCTTGCCACGATAGGGTTTGAGAACCCAAGTGCGTATGCCACCGATGCTGATCAGTTCTTGTTTGGATGTTTCCACACAACTGAGTCCAACAATGTCACCCGAGTCTGACATCAAGAAAGCGATCTCTCCCTTTCCTTCAGTCCATCTGGTCTTGTGTTCCACATTCCATAAGAATCCTGCACTGGAATCAAGACCCATGTTGTGTATGGCTGGACTCTTTGGATTTTCAGCCACTATGCCTTGCACAAAGGCCAGGGCCTTGTTATACAGTTCCGGAGAAATGGTATCGCTGCATGTGGTCACTATCTTCATGCAGATATTTATCGTGGTATATAATCACCTAGTCATCCACACGCATCATGAGATGTATGCGTGAATCATCACCGCCATTGAAGGCAGTATGGCTCCTTTTTGTATCCACATACCAAACATGTGAATCTTCTGGTATGTGTATCAGGCGCTGCTCGTCGATGAACAAGAAATAAGATTTAGGATTGGTATGTATGGCTATGTGCAATGTCCTGTGGAAATCAGTGTGCACGCTGTAACACTTGCGAGGTGGCAATCTCGCTATGCGTGTCCTGCTCACTCGAAATGGCAGCGTCGAGAAGAAAGTTTCCCACCAAGTGCCCTGTAGTTTTGGGTGTAGTCGTGCATAGAAATCAAGATCTTCTCCCTGTTTCATTGCACCTGTTCCTTCGTACCAGTCGTCAATGCCGCCAGTCTGCAGGCAGATCTGATTGCGTTCGTCAAACGGAACTTCGCTCATGATACTGTAACATTCTGTCTGTAACCTTTTGAGATTGACAGAATGCCCCAATCGCTTGAACAGGAATATGCTGGCATGTTCCAACATCACTTGGTTCCTATCAACATGAAACGAGTGTATCCGCTACCAGCATCGGCCTTGAACTGACTGGCATACTGTAGATTGCCCAACCTAGACTGCGTCTTGAATTCTTCGATGTCTTGGCTGCATCTCACGTGTTCAGGGCAAGCAAAAAAATCATTGCCTTGTAGCACCACCATCGTTCCGGAAGGAATACGATCATACCAACGATCGTAAGTGTCTTGGTCCACGTGTTCGCAACTGGTATTGATCACCAAGGTGGGCGGATGATCATAATCATACAGATCCATGCTACTGGTAAATGCTTTGAATCGCCATTGATTCATCTCATTGTATTTGTTCACATGATCTGCGACTGGCTCGCATTGTGGATCAAGATCTATGCTGCGTATGCGGAGTATAGGATACGTGGCCGAGTCAAACAGCATGGTAGCCAATATGCCGTACCAGCCGCCGAAGATGTATATGGATTGAGGTTCTGGGCCTTTGAGCACATGATAGTTCAGCGTGTCTATCAACCATGCCTTGCTTTCGATTTGCCCGCGCCAAAAACATTCAAGGAACCTGTCTCGATGCTCTGGAAACTGTCGCATGGTGTCTGCGATCCAGACCATGCTTTCATTGCTGAAATGACTCTTCATATCTCTTTTCCATCCATGCATAATCATTTATCATGATCATCTTGTCAGCATCTTGTGCATTCTCTAATCCATAGTCACGACCCTGTCGTGCACCTGCCAATATATGTTCAGCGTATTCGCCTTGTGCATTTGAAGTCCAAACTTCCAACCAGGCACGGCTTTGCGGATTTTGATCTGATATGACGGAACTGGCCAACTTGGCACATTCGCGGAATGCACCTCTCCAGGCATGCAAAGGCGAACCAGCAAATCTAGTCTCACATGCGATCCAATCCAATGGCATGAAGCAGTCGCAGATGCTGGTAGTAACATCAACACCAGCTGTGGCACGCAACATAGGTTTCTTGGGCAACAGCTTCAAACCCCCATATCCGTATGTCAATCCGTTGTAAGGATTGCGACTCTGCCAAACCAGCACACAATCTGCTTCGGTCCGACCCGGAAACGGCAATCGTATGTCATCAAAAAATTCAGCAGTGAAATTCCAATCATCCACTAGCCATGCATCGCCATCGACAACAAAGAACGAAGCGGTATTGCTGAGTGCTGCTGCCTGTTGATGCGCTGCACGTATGCCTTTGACACCATTGATACGTCTGGCAAATGGTGCAAAGGTCAATAGCCTTTGCCAGTTTTGTTCGGCCAGTGGTTCGTCATAGCTGATGAAAAAGACATCATGCATGTTAGAATCCGTCCACGCCTTCGATAACCTGTTCTTCCTTGATCATTGGACCCAACCTATTGGGATTGATATAGCTTTCCTTGAAGAACCTAGAAGCATTTTCATCCAGCTCGGCAATCTGCAAGTTGGCACGAGTTCTAAGTTCATTGCCCAGTCGTTTGATCTCTTCTTTCAGCTTGGCTTGATCCCACGTCCAGCCAGTAGCCTTGCACATCATGCCTGTTTCTACTTCAAATCTTGGTTGTATGGTCCTGGTCCAATGTTGATCATGCCAATCAAAATCTCTGACCTCAACATAGTTAAACTCTTTGTCAAACAAGGTCAACATGGTGCCTAGTCTTGCTCCATACATGGCCCACAATCCGTTTTCGGCATCAGCACCCACGCTCTGCCATACCAAGAGCCTGCGATAGTTCTTGGGGTGCACTCGCTGTCTCAGTTCTCCTACTGATACAGGAACACCGCCGGCCAGACACATTTTGACGCCTTCTCTGAATCCTGCTCTGAATGCTTGATATGCGCTGCCATTGTTGTGTGTCCATGAATACACATTGTTCATCTGATGATAGTGTATGTCCCAACAGAAATCTACTTGTGCGCTGGGCGAATTGGCTGCTTCGTGCGTCTTCATGCTGAATACCGTGCTCTTGGGCCACAGCTTGATTCCACAGTTGCCATAGATCAGGCCATTGACCACGTTCTTGCCTGCCCAGCTGATCACGTCGGAAGGACCTACCCTGCTCATGTCCAATTCAATGCTGAAGAAATCATCCATGACGATGTTGTCTGCATCGATGGTGATAAACCGATCTGTCTCTGCCAGCTCTGCTGCGGCTTTGTGGCACGCATCTGAACCTTTGACGCCGTGACTGCGTTTAGCCCAAGGAGCCTTGTTCAGCAGATCTGCATAGTTGGCATCTGCGTTGGGTTCATCATAACTGATGAACACGATATCAAATTCGCTTATTGGTGTGGTCATATTAGCCTCTTGCGGATAGTCTTATGTATTGATTGTTGGTAAGGAAGTCAGCTTGGTCAAACGGAATTCCTCTCAGGAAACGCATGTCTATTTCAAATGTTTTCTTTTCAGACATCATGGACATTGGTATGGTCATGCATCCAATCAATGCGTCTGGATGATCTCTCAGCGTGATCCAGATCTTGAGATCTTCGTGTATGTTGTAATTGCTTGGATTGACGATGTTGCTGAAACACACGATACGACCATCAATGGGTTCCAAAGATATGTGTGCCGTGCTGGCATTGCGCAAGGCAGGAATCACACGTGTTCGATTTACTTTGACCAGTCGTTCTACGCGACGGTCTTTCCAAGTCCAAGCATAGGTACAAAAATTCTTGTGGCTCAGCACATCAACATCGTCCAACTGATATTCACCTATCCAGGCTGCATCATTTTCCATGACTTCATCGTTGCTGAGATCAAACTGGAAAGAATGTTTGGTGATGAGATATCCTGTGTCTTTGTCTCTGACATAGAAGTCAATCTTCTGTTTCTGTGCTGCTTCGACCTGTGCTTCGTTACCCATACGCAGCATGGTTACAAATGCATCTTGGTTGACCATCAGTGCACATTTCTTTTCTTCTTTGTAGAAAACGATGCTGAACTGCTTCTTGTGATCTTCTTCGTGGGCAAAATCAATCAGCTGCAAATCTTGCTTGGAACTCAGCAAGCGCAACCACTCATGTATATGCATGAGTCGATTGTCTCCCAGTTCAGGATCGAATGCCACTA